GAAGTTTCCAAACGCAAAATAGTTTCGTCATGTTTGGTGGAAGTGGATTATTTGTTCCCACTGCTCCTATTGTTGCGGCAGGATATGGAGCAACTGATCAAGGACTAGTTCCAACTGATGCAGGAGATAAAAAATATTTAACTAGAATTGGAATCAATACTTACTTTGCAAGATCTGTTCTTGATGTTGGTATGGCAAGTACCACGATGAGCAGTTTTGTCATCATGCCTTCACTTAATAATGAAGAATTAGACATCGTTGCCAATCTTCACACCTCAAATGCTGGTGGTAATCAAAACGTAAATCCAGTTCAATCTGGATTTGGAACAGCAACTGCCAAGAAACTTCTTGGTGAATCTGGAATTCCTGGTGGTTCAGTCGTTTATAACAATGAATCCAGAAGACTTAATGTTAGCACAGGTGGCACAGTATTCTGTGGTGTTGCAACATTGACACAGAATCAATCTGGATATGATTCACTTGCAATCCCCACATTCAATAGCACCAAGAGAAACTTAATGAGTGGTTATGGCAACCTTCCTAAAGGTGCAATCATGTATAACACAACCACAAACAAACTTAACTTCTGGAATGGTTCTGCATGGGAGGCAGTGACAAGTTCAACATAATAACTTGACAGAATCATGAAAACCCTATAGACTACCTTTGTCCGGGTTGAAGAGGAAGCTTTAAGACACTATAGAAACCGGTTGTAAAACTGTCACACCACCTCCTAATCGGGGTGGTTTTCTGCTATAATATATTCATACCAAACAGGACAGCACTTGGTCACCCTTCGCCCACACCAGAAGAAAGCACTGAATGCAATGCTGGCATATGACAGGGGTCAGGTCATCATCCCTACGGGTGGTGGCAAGACCATGTGTATGATACATGATATTATTGAGAATCAAAAGTATATTGATAATGGTTCTACTATTGTTGTTGTTGCTCCCCGCATTCTTCTAGCAGAGCAACTCTGCAAAGAGTTTCTTGAGGTGATTGATACTACTCACACTCATGTAATGCAGGTTCATAGTGGTGATGTTGAGTATTTCAGCACCACCAAAGCAGATACAATTCACCTGTTCAACAACACTGCAAGAACTGCTGGTGAGAATGTCATCATCTTCACCACATATCACTCCCTACATCGTCTTGTAGAGGCAGACATTGAAGTGAATACAATTTACTTTGATGAGGCACATAACTCAGTTCAACGTAACTTCTTTCCTGCAACTGAGTTCTTCAGTAGCGATGCTGATCGTTGCTATTTCTTCACTGCGACTCCTAAGCACTCGTTGTCTGTATTCAAACCAGGAATGAATGATCCTGAGGTTTATGGTCAGGTCATCTGCAACATTCCTGCACCTCAACTTGTCAAAGAAGGTTATATCCTTCCTCCCAAAGTTGTGGTTCAGCAACTGCCTCAGGGAGATTTCAAGCAATCTGATGAGAAGAATCTGCTTGATACTATTGATGCAAACTCACTCAATAAGATTCTAATTGCAGCACGTTCTACCAAGCAGATTCTGCGTATGGTAAGTCAATCTGACTTTTGTCAGCAACTACATGAGCGTGGATACAACTGGATGTATATTACATCTAAGACCGGTGCAATCATCAATGGTAAGAAAGTTTCCCGTGAGGAATTCTTCAAGACTTTGAATACCTGGGGTCAGGATAGCACTCGTTTTGTTGTCATGCACCACTCTATCCTGTCCGAGGGCATCAATGTCAAGGGACTGGAGGCAGTTCTATTCATGCGAAACATGAACTACATTGGAATCAGTCAGTCTATCGGTCGTGTGATCCGTCTGGGTGGTGCTGAGAAGACCTTTGGACTGGTCTGCGTGCCAGTCTTTGATAAGGTGGGAATCAGCACTGCCAAGAGCGTACAGGCAGTGGTTGACACTGTATTTGAACAGGGTAAACCTGCAATCTCAGTGGTCCGGAAGTAGAACTGTCACATCAGGAGTAGAATGCTGCTCCACTCTGCTATAATACAAAGGTAATCAAGGGAACCTCCCATGAAGTGCAAAGTTCAACTCTATGTTTCTGGCACCGTCTTTGATGAGATTGTCATCGCACGAAACTATGAAGAAGCAAGAAAAACTGCACTTGCACGTAATCCTACGGCAACAGTTGTAAGTGTTACTGCCGTCTTCTAATGAGTGAATCAAAAGACTACCGAAAGTTCTACACTTGTCCTAACAAAGACATTTTAGAAAACAAAGTTGGATATCCAAGTGGTTATGTAACCAAGGATGGTATGTGGGCAGCTGTTCCACTCGCAAAATCTAAAAAGTTTGTGATTATCAACAACGGATCGATCGTTCACACTTCAAAAAATTATCCATCTGCTGTTTCATACATAGAAAAAAATCTGAAGAAAAAACGATGAAGGATCAAAACAGCATTGAAGATTGCGAAAGCAAACAGGAAAAGTGGAATCGTGGACTTGATATCTTTATTGAATCCGTGATTAAACCTGATGCATCTCTCCGCGATTGTGCTCGTAATCAAAAATGTTATCATGAACTGATGGATGTTCGCAATGATGTTTTAGATTATCTCAAAACAAAAAGATGGTAATAATATAACTAATAAAGAACTATAGTTAAAGTTATGGATCCAGAAAAAATTACTTTAGAAACTACAAGTAGGCAATTTACCTATGAAAAGATGTCTCGTGATCTTGATGGTTTAACTCCTGATGAACTGAGAGATATATGTAAATGTTATATGAAACTTTACCTCAAACAACAAGAAGTTCTCAAGACTATATCAAGATAAGCACATCATCCTAGGCATAAATTTTTATTTCAGAAACTTGCAAATGTCAGCAATTCGTGATAAATATTAGGGAGAACTTCGGAGGAACAATGATCTGAAAATCTTTATATTATGTCTTTTGCTTATCTAATACATGGAGGTTCATCATGCACAATTTAATATCGTTTAATCAATTAGCAGGTTTTAAACTGGAGGAAAACAAGTCTGAAATTTCTGATAATTTGATCAACGAGTATTATGAATGTCTGGTAGAATGTGACAATAATCAGTCAGTCTGTAAAAGAATCTGTCGGGAGGTTCTAACTTAAGTTTGCACACAGTCAGTTAGAGGTAAAAAATGTTAGTTTATCTGCATCCGCCTTGATTATTCAGAGAATTTAATACGATTAACCCTCGCAAGGGGGTTTTTTAATGCAAAGTTGTTAAATACTTAAAACATCCAAATAAGACTTAAAGTGGATTTATCCGACAAAAAGGCAACCAAAAAAATTATCAAAAGATCCAAAAAACATCCCAACTGGTATTCCCAAGAAGAGGTTACGTATGCTAAAATGATTAGAAAGCAATTAAAGAAAAATGGAAGACAGTCTGAAAGTAAACCAGAATAACGATGGTACATTTACTATAGAATGGGATAAGAATGATCCTAAGTGGAATTTTTTAAATAACTTGACAAGTAAAGAAATTAGCACTATGATAGAGACCCTAGTCAAAGATAATCTAGATGAAACCATTTGATGAGCATGAAGATTACTCACTGAATATGTTATCCGATTGGGTGAAAGAATCATTAGAGTCTCCACACACTCCACAACAAGTATATGAAACAATTGTAAGAACTGTCAGAGAGAGAAGAGACTATCATGAAACATGCTATAAACATAGTAAGAAACTTTTAGAGCTCTTAAAAGGTGAATCAGCACTCACATCAAAGAAAGAAACTATTGCTTTTTCAGGAAAAGATGGATCTGAGGAGTCCATGAAACAATGGGAAAATTTTTGGTATGATGAGAATCATTTAAAATTCAATTCTTCTTTAAAACAAGAGATGGATAGAATTAGTAAAGAAGGTGGATACGAATGGACACCAGGAACTTAGCACAATATTTGTAAAGCAATTACAAAGAAAACCTTAAATTACTAACTAATTTTGTGCGGAAACGCTAAAATATCTCAGTAAAAGCAAGACACCTATGACTCTTCCCCAAAATGGCAAGAAATTGACAGAAATAGAGGAGAAAAGTATGGAAATTGCCTTAAAAGAGGCAGGAATCCGTTCAATTCATCCCGAAAGGATGGAAGCACTCGCAGATTCTATGGTTCAAAGACTCAAGAATAGTGCAAATGTAGCACTTTGAACCATTAATCAAAATAAATAAGTAAAACAAATTACAAAACTTCGCATGGACACAATCGAGCAGCATATTGAGGTAGATAAACAGATCCTTGACAACCCTCTAACTTCTCCTAATCAACGTCGTCACATTGAAGGTGAACTACATGAATTGGAAGATTATGTAGAACATCATCAGAAAGAAATTGAAGCAGGTGATCATCATGATCCAACTGCACTTGAACTATATTGTGATGCCAACCCATCAGAACCTGAATGTTTAGTTTATGAAGACTGATTGGGACACTTGAATAAGTGGCACAAGGGGGGTTTCATACCCCCCTTTTTCGTGTATATTAGATGAGTGGAGGGGAGACCTGACACAACACACCCAGAGGCAACACACATAAGAGCAGAGACAAACTTCTGCCGCCTCTCATCCACCTTCTCTTTCTAGCATGGCAACTCGCTCACGCATTGGCATTCAACTCTCAGATGATTCTATTCTTTCTGTTTATCATCACTGGGATGGTTATCCTACTTGGTTGGGTCGGATTCTCAAGACGCACTACAATACAAAGGAGAAAGTAGCAGAACTGATTGATGGTGGTGACATGTCATCTTGCTGGACTGATTCTATCTGGGGTGATAAACTTCCTGAGGGTGAGTATTCTCCTGAGTATTATTCTGCTCGTGGTGAGAGTTGCCCTCCCCGTCTTGACAACAACGTATGTGAGTATTTGAAAGAAGGTGAAGAGTATTCTTACATCTTCCGTAGTGGTGAGTGGGTATGCTATGACATGAATGAGTTCAATGATAAACTTCCTGAACTTACTGAAATTCCAGAAGGAGCACTTGCAGTATGACATCAATGCTTTTCACTTCTGGACAATCATCACACTCACATCTTGCTCAAAGTATATTTGAGTTCTTTACATCACTCTATGGTGTAAAGAGTGATGTTGAAGTATTTCATACAGATCTCACTGATGACAATGCATTTGGTTTTACTGAAATCAATGGTGATGAGCAATTCATTCAGATTCACAATGATTTGAATGAGAATGATTACATTACCACACTATTGCATGAACTTGTTCATGTTGTTCAGAATGAAAATGGTCAGTTTGATGACACTCAGAGAGAGGAGGAGGCATATGGGTTAGAGTCTATCCTGTTCAACAGATTTAAATCTTAAACTTTTCAGTTCATTAACTGGCACAGCACCCTTGACAGGGTGCTTTTTTAATACTATACTGATTAAGTACATTACACAAGGAGACCACTGATGGGAGTTTCACAACTTTCCGAAATCGTTGCTCTCGGTTTTGAAGAACTGATTAAAGAGGGAGACACACGGGAAATTGGTAAGTTTCTTGCATTTCCCACAGAACGCATTATCGCACCACAATGGTTGCGTAATGTTTGTGATATTGCAACCACTCCATCACCTGACGATTCTGAAGGACAACAAGAGAAGTATGATCGTATTACTCCCGGCGGAATTCGTATCCAGGTAAAATATCGTGGAGGTAATACTCTCCACATGGAGCAGACTCGTCGCACAACTGGTAAAAATGCAACCAACGGTGCAAAGAATGGTCAAGTAAGATATGCAATCGATTCTTTCGATGTAATCTTGTTTATCATTCCAAAGGGACATGAAGATATTTCTGAGTGGGAGTATCTTGCAATCCCTAGTTATGAACTGGAGGATAAGAAAATGCCTGGTTTCTGTGTTGGTCAAGTCCCCGCAGTTCTTCGTCGTAAATACGAAGGAAGAGCAAAAGAGGTCATCACCAATCTTGAAAATCAACGAGTATAAAATAGGTGACAACAGAGAACTTCTGAAGGAAGTTGAGTCAAATACTGTGGATCTAATTTATATTGATCCACCCTATTGCACTGGAAGAGATTTTTATCATTTTGATGATAGATTCAATTCCAGTGCAGATTATCGTGAATTGTTGTTGCGTCCAATGTTTGAAGAGTGTCATCGAATTTTGACTGATGTCGGCAACATTGTTATTCATGTAGAGGCAAAGATCTCTCATCATGTTCGCATTGTTCTTGATGACATCTTTGGAGAAAAAAAATTTAAGAACGAAATTGTATGGGTGTCTGGTGGTAATCACAAATCAAAGTATCAATTACAAAGAAACCACGACACAATTATTGTATATCAGAAAGGTAAGGAATCAATATACAATGCAGAACATAAACAATATGACACAGAAACTGTAAAGAAAGCAAAAATCTGTAAGGTTCGTAAGAAGAAATATAATACATCTGCACTCGTTAATCGTCAACCAAATGTTGTGTCTCGCCCCAATTTGAGATATGAATGGAATGGTAATGATCTCCAGTGGCATGTATCAAAGGAGAGAATGCAAATGCTTCACGATGATAATCGACTGGAGTATTCTCCCAATACGGGTATTCCTAGAGTAAAAAAATATCTTGATGAAATGGATGGTATTCCAGTAAAAGACGTGTGGAATGATATCAAACAAATTCAAGGTGTTGAGAAGTTGGATTATGCAACGCAGAAACCTGTGGCACTATTGAATAGAATTTTGAAAATGTTTAGCAATGAAGGTTCTATTGTCCTTGATGCTTGTGCCGGATCGGGCACGGTGGGGAGAAGTGCCATTCTGACAAATAGAAATTACATTTTATTTGATCTTAACACTGATGGTAAGATATTATTTGAAAAATCAATAGAAACTCTTGTGCCAGTTGAAGAAGTGTCACAGAACCCATTGGAAAGTGCTCTGTATGCCCTATAATAACTACATAAGCAACCCACCCCATGCAACTCACCAACTCCGTCTGTATCGTTGATTTCTTCCCTGAGGCATTCATTGCCGAGGCAGATCCTATCACAGGAACGAAGGTTGTTGTTAAGCGTTTCCAAAAACGTGTCACTTTCCGTGCTAATGGTCAAAAATCTTATAGCACTGTGACTATGCTCACTGCCAAGAATGAGTGGGCAGAGCGTATTGCCAACGGTGCAACAGTTACTAACTACAACACCGACAAAATGGATCGTTCCGAGTACACTCCAATGGGTTGCTGATTATGTTCACCAAAGAAGACCATGAGTTTATCGATTTTCTCTTCGGTAAACTCACTTCCCTCACTGATACTGAGATGATTGATTTGCAAGACGATGACTCTTGTGATGATCATCTTCGATTTGAACAACTAACTCTTCCCGAATCATGAACCCACAATTTTCTGGTGTATTTGTAACGGTTAAAAATCATGGCAGAGTCTATGCTGTTTGTACTGAGGGGGAACTATTTTACTCTCCAATGTATAAAAATGGTAGTGTAAATTTTGAGGAGTTTGAAATTGTAGATTTTTGGGATTCTGAAATTGATCCAGAAGAACTTGAAAAAATTCAATCGGTATTGATTGATATGATGCAGATTGCTGGTCTTTATTTCAAGTCCAGGGTGTCAGTTTAACTAGTGTCACATGGCATGTTGAAACTCCTTCAGGATGCCCTATAATACATTCATACAAGGGAAACCACCCATGACCACCTTTGACTTTGATACAGAATATTACTGGGGTACTCTCATGGTCAAACTGGTTCCCTTG